CAGGCTTATGCTGATCGAAAGTACCATCTGATGGAACATCCCGAAGGATGGCCATCAGGTGCTTGTGCAGCGGATACAACGCGACTTGCGTCCAGTAGTCCACCATGGCGAACACACGAACCTTACCGGCCGGCTCATCTTTAGTAGAGAGCCTTCCGTTAGGAGGTGTGACCGCTCGTGGCGGGCTCCAACCGGCGCAATCCGCCATCCAGTCCCATAAAGTATTGGTCTTACCGCACTGGTCAAGGAACCACAGGTACTGCTCCAAGGAGTCTCCCCATTTTCCCTCAATCCAGGCACGCGCCGACACCTTACGAGTACCGAACGACGAAAGACGATCGGTTACCCGAAACCCATCGGTCGCCCGACGGGTAAACGGGCTGTCCGCAGAAGCCTTGCGTATACCCAAGGGTTCTGGTTTCAAAACCTCCGCGGGATCAACATCCCGCAGGGTCTCGCCAGAGTGAGTCTCCATCATCGGGAGGAAATCCTTACGGACAAACCCCCGGAACGATTGCAGATACTCAGGAGATAGGTCCACTCCTGGGTCTGTAATCGTATTCAATTTCAGGACCCCTTTACAGGGAAGAATCCTATAAATTGATAGTAGAGTCCCCCAGAGGCGAATCGCACCCTTATGACCCTTGCGGATCAACGCTCAGGACCCCTTCGGTATTAATCGAGGGAGCCCATCACGAGACCGACTTACAGCCACCTTACCAATTTCCCTAGATCCAAACCGAAGCTTAGACCCAGGAAGGGATTGCATAAAGCAGACGTGAGCCGTTTTCAGGTACAATACCAGACCCCTTACGCCCTGCTTCCGCGCAATGAGAGAAATCGACTTCGCGAATGCATGAACTTGAACTACCCAACTACGGCTTAAACTACCTAGCACAAGGCGACTCATAGATATTAATGAGCCGACAAATGCCTCCCTGACTTTTACATCAGGACGCCACAATGCAAACTGAGAGACACCTATTCGGCCATTTTTGGCCAAACGTATATTTTGGAATAGGGCTTTCATTTTGTATTGTATTCAGTTTCCCATGAGGACTCCGTTAGGAGGCCTTTAGGGGCTGCAGGCGCTACTTGGCTGGTAGCCATCGCGGTACCGCGATGCTCCGGTTGGACGTGAACTATCACGCAACCTAGGGGGATCCCCGGGTCCATAGCTTTCGCTACTTTCCCACATACACATCCACCCTAAGAAGGTAACCTTCAGGTCTACCGGATAGGTCCATTCTCCCAAAGGAGAATCACCTGCCGACCGTGGGGGTTTAAAGCTAGAAAGGTGCTCCAAATAAGCGCCGCCAATCTCTCCAAAGAGAGAAAAGCACGTGTCATTTGGCCACACCCCGTGAGGGGCATGTTCTGCACGAACGCGGATTTTACCGCCAATCTAACCCAAACCCAACCGGGATTTCGGTTAGAGGAAGTCCTAAGACTT